TCTTAATTCTTGCCTTGTTTGTATTGCCTATAAACTCTGCTTTAGCAGTATGGTGTCCACAGTATACACCTATCTCATTCTCTTTTTTTTCACTTTTTTTAGAAATCGATGTCTTTGTATTCTTGTGGTTCATAATAGCTTTTAAATGTTTTTTGCTTTGGTTTAGGTTTTAACATACTTGATGCCTCTGATACGGCAACGTATCTAGATGTTATCTTATCGTATTCTATTTCACAATCCCCAATAGCACCAACCCACGAAAACCTACATTTCCATATTAGTATTTGGCTGACATTACTTTCTGATGGTTTTGGTCTATGAACAGTTAATCCAACATCTGATTTACTAAAGAAACTTGCAGATCCGGCTATGTCATATCCTTTTGGTGGCGGTACTGTGCCATCATCTCTTCTCATCATTTTAGTAGGATGGGCAACAAACCAAATATGTATCCCATGTGCTTGTGCAAAAACTCTTAACTTAGTGAGCATATCAGAAATCCAATCTGTCTCTGATGTCGTTAAATCTTTTGCTATATAGTTGTAGGGATCTATTACACAGCCTCTTATTCCAAATCTAAGCACAGCAGTTTTTAATCTTTCTAAAATGCTGTCCAACGTGGATAGAGATCCGTCTGCTTGATACAAGAAACAAAAGTTATCAGAAACAAACTTTTTTCCTACTTCCAAATCGTGTGTAGAAATTCTTGGTGTCATACCGCTAAAAAAAGGTTTGCCAATATATTTACTTATCAACTTGGCTATGTGTATTCTTGGTTCATTCTCAAAAGAACAAACACCAAATTTCCATCCCTTTTCTTTTGCAATGTTTATCATTATCTGATCAACAAACTCTGATTTACCGGATGATGGATGACCGGTCACTACTGTTAACTGCCCCTCTACAATCGTGTACAACTCATCTACATCTTTGTATCCGGTGCTTACCCCACTACCTACACCATTCTCATAAATCTCATCAACTTGCTCATAAAAATGATTAGCATCATAAAGACCTGAAACCGGATAGGGGATAGGATTATTTATTATTTCTTTTAATTTTTCTTTGCCATGTTTGATAAGTATTTCGTTGGCATCTTTACAATCCTTTGGATAAACTATTTTAAAACATTTATCCTTGCCAATTCTTCTAGCAATCTCTTCTTCCATAGCTTGACCGGCTTGGTCATTATCCATAGCTATAATTACTTTTTTACACGTATCTAGCTTTTCTTTTGAGTTCCAAATAAATTTAAATTTACTGTCTTCTCTTGGATCTATCTTGCCATCAATAACTTTCATAACAGCACCATGAGGAATTGATATGCTGTTGTTAAAACCTATCTCCATAAACGAAAGGCAATCCATTTCCCCCTCGCAAATAATTATTTCTTCTTCTTTATCAAGGTTGTCAATGTTGTAAAACTTGGATGCCTTACCAAAACTTGAAAAACCTTTATCCGGAAAAGACCTTACCTTTGCAAATTGATATAATCCCTTTTGATTTTGATATGGGAAAACCAAACATGTAGTATCTTTTTTTATTGATCCTATGTACTGCCTAGTGAATTTTACACCGGCTTTGTCTGCTGTATCTTTCGATATTCCTCTGCTTAAAAGATATTGTAAACTGCCATTATTCTCTTCAATGTCGTACCAATTGCTAGTCATTCTCTCGCTAATTTTAACAACATTATCCTCTTCCATTGGCTGTCTCCTCATTCTTTTATTGTCATCGTTAAACTTAACACCACCATCTTCCCCACAATGCCAACAATAATACATAACGACATCGTTGCTAATTTTTAGCGACAATGTTTTTTGGTCTTTCTTTTTTCTTGTATGGGAACAGAATGGGCATATTGCCTTATGTTGCCCATCTCCTAATTTCAAGGCAACACTTCTAATTGAGTGTTTAATCTCCATAATAATCTCCTAGCTACACAACCAATAGATATTTTAAAAAAAACAAATCGTCAACAAATAATATTTATAAATATTCTATAGAAGTTTATATATGTAAGTTATATATATTATATATTTATATATATTACATTACAAATGATCTGTTTTGAATTACTTTTCTTAATCTTTCTCCAAGATATCTAGCAACAACTGATTTACTAGTTAGTATCTCTTTAATCATCTTTGATAGTCTATCAGAATTAAGAGTAGCTAGATCACAAACATTGCTAAAATCATCTGACATTATCCATTCTGCAACAGCCAATTTTTCTTTTGGAGAACCTAAATATGCATCAGAAATCGCTTGGCAAATTACGTGTTTCCAAAGGCGAGACTCTGATGTGAGTTCGTGGTGTGTCTCTGTCCAAACCCCAATAAACAATTTTTTCTTTGACTTGTCTGTCGTTAACATAGATCTTTCCTTGCATACAATCCAAGATAACACTCTCGTCTAAGTCCGGTCTCCTAGATGCATAGTATACAATTAACTCTACTTTTACGTCATTTTCAATAAGATTTTCTAAAGTTGGACATTGCTGTGCAAAATTCTTCTCATAATTCCTAGCTTTTGCAGATTTTATAATAGCCATTCTTTTCCCAAAATTGACTATTTTTCTAGAGTTTGCTTTGGATGCCGGTTCTCCATAAACTATAAAGTTAAAACTTTTATTTATTTCTATTGACATTATTTGACCTATATATATATTTTAAAATAGCATAATAGGAGAATGACATGAAGATTACCAACAAGTTTGGTATGCCACAACCATTTGTGGATTTTGCCATAAACGACAAATACAGTAAAGGCAAAGCTGACATTTCAATAACATCGTTGATTGATAGTCCTAGAGTTAGGATTATGAAAGATGTATTCAATGAAGATATAGAAGTTGATGCTGTTGATATGGTTTGGGCATTATTTGGTACTGCTGTACACTCAGTATTAGAAAGTTCTAATCCCTATCCAAGAGTAGGGCATCCATCACAAAAAATTATTAATGAAGAAAGATTATATTCTGATCGTAATGGTTGGATTATATCCGGTGCTTTAGACAGACAAGAAATAAAAGATGGTCTTGCTACAATTGTAGATTACAAAGTTACATCTGTTTGGTCTGTGATTTATGGTAAACCGGAATGGGAGAAACAGTTAAACTGCTATGGTTGGCTATTTAGAGAAAGCCACCTATCCAAAAAATGGAGACCTAAATCTTTAAAGATATGTGCGATACTTAGAGATTGGAATAGAAGAGATGCAGAAAGAAAAGCAGAATATCCACAAGCACCAATAGTTTTTGTAGACATACCTTTATGGGATGATGATGTAATAGAAAGATATATCTGCGATAGGATTGCCTTACATCAAGAGGCTCAAGTAAATTATGATTTAGATGGTGTATTGCCACTATGTTCTGATGAAGAAATGTGGAAGAAAAGTGATACTTGGGCAGTAAAGAAAAAAGGTCAGAAGAGAGCCATTAGAGTTTTAGATAGTGAGGAAGAGGCTATCAAATACATGGATTGGCACAATGAAACTGACAAAGCCTACGTCAAAAAAACAGATTTAGAATTAGAATTTCGTGGTGGCGAGTACACACGTTGTGGCAACTACTGTTCAGTTGCTGATTTTTGTCAACAACATAAAGAGAGGATAATATGAAAGACGAAACAAAGAAACCTAAAAAGGTAATCAGAAAAATTAAAAGGAGTGGTGTTGTGAAACTTAAACCAAAAATAATTGGCGAAAGAAAAAAAGATGCATCTTTAATAGCTGATCATATTGTAGAGGCTACCGGTAAAGGTAAACCAATAAAGAGGTTTTTCTTAATTAGGTGGTTTAATTATATTGGCAACAAGTACAACAAATTTGTTGATAGAATGTTTGGAATGTAAAATGAAAGAAAAAATTGATCTGTGTTACTTGCCAACAAATAAATTGTGCAAGATTAACAATGTTTTGGATGACAGTTTTTTCCCAAAAGAAAAAAATAATGTCATAACTCAAGAGTTAATTACTTATGAGAAAATTAAAGGTGGTATTAAAAAAACTACATTCCAAAGAAACTTTTTAGAGAAAAATCACTACGACAGCACAAGAACAGAAATATTATCTGTGGATTAGATTATGGATATTACTGAAAAGAAAAGAGGAACTTATCTTGGTTTTTTTAAAGAGGGAGTTGTTGATGCTTTCCTTAACAAACATTTATACGAAGATAAAAAGAGTTCTCATTACTACAAGTTAGGATATCAGTTTGGATTGTGCTTGGAAAATTTAATTAAAGAGAAAGAGGTAGAAAATGAAAGATGAAGTACCGGATAAGGTTAAGGAAACCTTAAAAGAAATAGGCATGACACCAAATCAAGCCGGTTGGAATTGTCATGGAACTTATGTGCTTTTGCATAAGGCATTAGAAAAAGTTGCTGTTCATAAGAAAATTGTATTTAGTCAGCCTAGTATTTTGGAATGTAATTCTGAAAAGAAAGTGGTCAGTTTATTGGTCACCGGTAACATGGGAGACAAATCAGAATGGTCTATTGGAGAGGCATCTCCATCTAATAATAAAAATAGTTATCCATATGCTATGGCTGAAAAGAGAGCCAAAGATCGTGTGATATTAAAGTTAGTAGGTCTTCATGGCGATGTATATGCAGAAGATGAGGCAGATGCATTTAAAGAAGAAAGACCTAGTGATATCAAAGGTGGCACTATGGATAACGGATCTAAGCAAACAAAAGAAGATCCACCAAAGAATGATCCACCTAAAGAAGAAACTGTAGAAATTAAAGATGCACAATCAGATAAAGTTGAGAGTGTACCGGTAAAAGAGGGAGTTGATATTATTAAGACAGTTATCATGACCTTCATGCCGGAAGACGATATTGAGGCTCTGCGAAGATTTAAGAATATAAATGCAGAGGCTTTAAAGACGTTGAAAGAGTTAGATGCAAAAGCATTTGGCGAGGTTTCAACAGCCTTTATTAAAAAGGCAGATAAAATCAAATCCAAAGAAATAGGAGAATAGAATGGAAAATGATTATCCACCAAGTGGCACATTATTTGTGTCAAAAAACAAGAGATCAGAAAGATCTCCGGACTATACCGGTCAGTTTGAGGTATCTCATGAGGTAGTTGAAGACTTGGCTAAACAAATGAAGAATGGTGTTAGGAAACCTTTGTTCAGTATGGTTGGTTGGAAGAAGTACAGCGAGAAAACCGGTTCATCTTTTTTATCTGTGAGAGGCAATGTGTACGAGCCACCAATTAAAAGGGATGAAGATCTGCCAAAAGATGTTGCCAAAGCATTAGATGACATTGATGAAATAAAGTTCTAACGGAGATTTAAATGGAAGAAGTAAATGCAAATACAGATGCACTAGGTGTTCCTAGTGTAAACTTTGAGGCTGTCAAAACATCAATGATGCAAGACAAAAATGGTACTAACATAAGGTTGACAATACATCCTAACGATGTTCCACCACAATTACATAAAGATTGGGTTGGATCTAGATACATGGTTGTTATGGTCAAGCTAAACGAAGATGGCACTCCGGAAAAAGGAGATGATGATGACACAAAGCAAGTCTAAACATGATGCTGTTGAAAATGCTGAGTATCTAACATTAGATGGATTAGCTACAATGCTTATGGTTTCAAAACAATCAATTTATAAAGTTATATATAATGATGAACGTAATTTCCCAAAACCTTTCCCTTTGATGAAATCTGAAAAACGAGAAAAGAATATTTGGAGCAAAAAGGAAGTTAAAGAATGGCTTGAGGAACAACGAAACCAAAAAGTTACGTAAAGTTATGACTAGGGTAAAATACGAATCCAAAGATAACCTAGACAAAGAAAAAAATGTTTTAAGACATATGTCAGATAAATGGGATATGTCTTATTCAAAGTTACCTTTAACTTATAAGTTAGATTACGTCATGTATAGAAACGATAAGCTGTTAGGCTTTGCTGAAGTAAAGTGCAGACTTAATTCAATACATGACTTTTCAACTTATATAATATCTTTATCTAAGGTCATGAAAGCCAGAAGACTAGCATCCGTGACCGGAACTAAATCAGTTTTATTTGTGAGTTGGTCAGACGCAACCGGATGGATAGATTTCTTTTCAGACTTTGAGGTAAAGCAAGGTGGTAGATCTGATAGAGGAGATTGGCAAGATCAAGAGCCGGTATGCCACTTTGATATAAAAGATTTTAAAATAATTGCACACTCTGATTTATCCGCAGCGGTGTAAAGGGAGAGAACAATGAAAATAGATAAAAAAGTAGAAAATGCTTTTGGCATTGTTGATGGAGTAAAGAAAAAATTAGACGGATACATGATATCTATTGAAGAATACTCTGAAGACGAGGTTAGTAAGCAAATTACTTATAATTGTATGGCAAGTCAGTTTAGAAAATTGGCAGACAAATTAGAAAATTACAATAGCTTTAATAAAGACTTAGAAAGTTTCTTGGTAAAAAATTCTTTAAAAATGAACTTAACTCAAGAACAAGCCAAGAATGATGCTAATGAAAGATTTAAAAACAAAGCTACTAACAGACTTAATGCTAGGCGAAAAGCAGAAAAAAGATTGCAAGTAAGTGCTTACAAAAAAGAGGTTGGATGTATGGCATGTGGATACAAAGATAATCCGGATATATTGCATTTCCATCACAGAGATCCTAATACAAAGATTAACAATATATCTAGATTGGTAGGCAAGAACCATTCTATGGAAAATATAAAAGCAGAAATAGCTAAATGTGATTTGCTTTGCATTAGCTGTCATCACAAGGAGCATGGACTAAAATGAAATTATACGATGAATACAAGGAAGCATTTATAGGAACTACTATAAGTGCTTTCAGTAGAAATCAAGTGGCATTATATGACTATGATAAATGCATAATGATATTGATGCATGACAATAAATGGAGTGAGGAAGAGGCTGTGGAATGGTTTGATTTTAATACCATAGGTGCATGGGTTGGCGATGACACTCCAATATTCATCAATCAACATAAGATTAGCGATATAGAGGAGTATTTAGATGAAGAATGACAAGGTTAATAAACCTAATCATTACAGAAAAGGTAAGGTAGAATGTATCGATGCAATTAAATCCGCATGCGAAAATGGATACGAGTACTACTTACAAGGAAATATTATTAAGTATGTTTGGAGATACAGGCATAAGAACAAGAACAGTTTAGAAGACTTATTAAAAGCCGAATGGTATCTTAAAGAGTTAATAAAAACTAAAAAAAAATAAATAGACTATCTATTATGTTCCCCGGGGCGTTGACTGCAATAGTAAAACTTTACGTAAACTTTTGTCCATGCCCCTTATTCATAATCATCCAACTACTATCATGCAGTCTTTCGTATCCCCACACTTCTCATTAAGAGAATACCTTTCTTCATAATCTCTTGTATTCTTTCAGTTCTTAGCTTTATTAGCCTTGTTCTAACGTCATCCGGTATTCTAAGGTTTCTTTCCAACTCTCTGATTTGCCTCAATAATCTGTTTCTAGCATTGTCTAGAGCCTTAAATCTGCCATACACCTTTATCTCGTCATCGTATCTAGACATCAAGTTACGTATATTTTGTGGTTCACCTCGTCTTCTAGCTAAATCTATTCTAGCAAATATCGTAAATAGCTCTTTTCTCTTCTCTAAATAATTAGATGTATCTACCCTTTCAGATGGCTGAGTAATAACCTTTCTGACAAATGGTATTTGGTATGCATTTATCTCGCTAAAGTCTCCCGTAGCTATGGCTGGTATAACTTCAGCACCAAGATTTGCAGATCTTCCAATAAAAGCACCTGCCCCACCTATCACATACTCGTAAAAATATTCTAATGTATCCGGAGAAACATCTATTAATCCACTTTCTACTTCATCTCCACCGGTGTAGTCATTTATAGTTTGTGCTATAAACTTAGATACCGGACCGGTAGTACCCCAATGAGTATATGCATCTGCACCTGATCTTGAAGCGTACATAGGCGTTTCTTTGTATATAGGATCATTTCTATAATTTTTGTTTAACATCATCTCTGCCGCAGGTTTAAGTGCAGTTGGAACAATATAAGACTCCCAATTTTCTATTGCACCAAATGGGGACAAAGTTTCCATAGTAGTACCAAAAATACTGTCTGACATTTGCCCAAAAGTATATTCGCCTCGTGTATAGCGGCTTAAAGCTCTGCCTAAATTAAATGGCATATTAAGTCCATAAGCTAATGGTATTGTAGTAAACTTTTCATCAGAAAGACCAAAGTTACCAAAAACTAAATTATGCTCTAATTGATAATCTGTTAATTTATCATAAGGATTTTGTTCGTCTTCATCTTCAGGATCTCTAAAGAAAGCCATTAACTGATCTTGCAGTATGCCATATATTATTAACCCACCTAATAACTTCCTGACCTTAGATGACTTATAAGCTGCATTAAATATAGCCATACTTCCCTGTAAAGATGCATTATAAAATAAATATAAAGAATTCATAAAGACTTTATCTTCACCACCTTTGGCAAAGTTTACTGTAACGTTCCTAGCTGCCTCGGCAGCCCTAGCATCAGTGAACCCTCTTTTCTTTAAATTAGTAAATGTAGCTACACGAACACCATTTTCAATCATTGTGTTGTAATCATCTAAAAACTTTAAGAGGCTTTGACCACCTTTATAAAAGAAATTTTTCCTATTTAAACCTAATGATGTCGTCTTACTAATCTTAGTTAATAAGTCATTCATATTGTTCATCTGGTCTTCTACTGTACCCATTTGGTTAGTAGCGTTTTTACCACCTGCTTTAACAAATTTTTTGTATTCTTCTGACCAAAAGCTAGTGTCATCAGTTGTTCTTAATACTTTTCTTATGCCATTAATCGCACTGCCAACATCTCTTAATATTTCTTTTGTAACACCCTCTGCATCATGCTGTTGTATATTTACCAATGCTGTTTCTAAATCTTTTGCAAAGTTAGGTATAACGAAGGCTGGATTATAAGTAGTGCTAATATTTGATAAAAACCTATTTAATTTAGCCAAAGCACGGATAATTGGAATATGTTGTTTCGGCTCATAGTGGCTCTTGAACGCTCTGGCTAAACTCTCTCTGTAAAAGTTTACGTAAACTTGTTCTCCATTTTCTTTTACAATCAACTGATAAGGATCATTAACATCCTGAACATCTGTTATTTCAGCAAAGTTTTGTTGTAAGTCAGCAGCTAATGCATCGTTTGTAGCCAAACTACCATCTTCCTGCTCTTCCTGACCTCTAAGCAATCTTAATAAGTCTTGACCAGCTTTGTTTCTTTCTGATCTATCAATAGCTCTTACGTTCTGTGAAATAGCTGATGCTAAAAGGTTCTCTGCATACTTAGGGCCACGACCACGAGCCGCCTTATCTTCTTTTCCTAACGCTCCAAAATAATTAACAGTTCTTCTTTTAGAGTTATTAGCATCATCTTTAAACTCTTGATCTGTATCTAAATCACCACGTAAAGGCACATAGTGCTGAAACCTTGTTCTTCCATCATATTCTTCTTGTGTTATTAACCCACTCTCAAATCTAATTTCATTAGTGCTTTTTATTATTTGTTTTACATATGCATCTACATTTCTAATTATATTTTTATCTGCATCAGATAATCCATCAACCCAATCAAGTATGGCATTTGATTCTGCTTCTGACATACCGGAACCTAAACCTCTTTTATGTTTAGCTTGTATTTCTAAGTTTCTTTCTTTGGCATGCATAGCGTATAAATAAGCATCTATAACAGCAATTCTTTGATCTGGAGCAACTTCAATTGCCTTTTTAACAAAGCCACCATCTTGTATATCTAGAGAAGCACTAGTAGATAGCCTTTCTAGTTCATTTATTTGATCTTCTGTAAAATCAAGTTTTTCTATATCTTCTAACATTGGTTTAACAATAGTTGTTTCTTGATCTATTATATTAGAACCAATTATACCTGATGAATTCAACTCTCTAAGATAAGGGTCCATAGCATCGGCTATAGTGTAACCTTTTTGTCTTAACTCATCCATCATTGAGCCTACAGGCTGAAATGAGTCTTGATACCTTTGCACAATTTTCTGAGCAGCTTGCGCTCTTGTATTGCCCCTTAATAAAAACTTAGGTGCTATTTTAAGGGCTTTAGCAATTAAACCTGATAAATTATCGTATCTTATGTTCTGCTGCGCGGCAGCTATGTCACGATCATTAATAACTTGTTGTTGCTGTCTATCACTAAAAGGTGTTGCCCTTATTCTTGATTTTCTAGTCGAAGGCTCTCCGGCAACTGTTCCTCCAACTCCGCTGTCATCTCTGGTATTCCTTCCGGGTACATAAGGTCTAGATAACTTTCTCTCGTAACTGGAATTTCCACTGAATTCAGGTATTGTATCAATGGGTCTTGCCCAACTTGGTTCCGTAAATCCTGCTGGCGTTGCATTTATAATCTCCTCTCTTGTTTCATCTAATGTTAAACCACCGTCAGTATATGATTGCCATATACGATTTATATTTTCTATGTTTTCTCTTTTGTTTTTAAATGTATCAGGAAATAAACCTCTTATTGGCTCCCATGTTATTGATTGCATTTGTCTTGGTAAAACACCTCTTCGTTCAGCAGCTCTTGCATAAGCGTCTGCTATTAATCCGTACATACCTCTAGCGCCTGTAACAGAAGAGTTAGGTATAACTCCATATTTTTCAGACTTGCCTCTACCTGTGTAGATGCCAAAGTTTTGCTCAACTTCAATAGCTTTACCACTTAAAGGCTTAAAAAATGCTACAGCAACAGCATGCGTGTCTATGGTAGAATGACCGTCAGGAGACATGGGTGTAATCATATTGTTAAAAAAACTTCTAACTTTATGTCTATCACCTAATAAAATAGATATTTCTTGAAGAGATGTATTAGGTGTTAAATCTAATGCTTGAGCAGAATTAGCTAAAATTCTATTAGAACCCCATCCAGTGCCTTTAGGGTTGCCATCTTTTCTTCTTGCATAATCTAAAAACTCACCCTCTGGAGTTACTATTCTATGACCTCTGTCATTATAAGTCTCATCAAATATTCTTATCCACATACCTCGATGCATAGAAAACTCTAAGCTATCTAAACTACTAGAGTTTCTCATTGGACTCATTATAAATTTTAAAGCAGCTTGTGCAGCTTTGTTATCGCCATATATTCTTTTAGCAGTCTTTACCATAGCGGGGGTAAACTCTTTATTGCCATGATTTCTAGATATATCTAATACACGCTCTCCTAAAGATACATTCATAAACCAATCTTTTTGTGGTGATTGTATCGCTATTACCGCGGCCACTACCTCTGGAGGATAATTATATTCTTTTGCAAATCTATCAACTATAGCTCTTGCCCCATCATACCATTTAGATGACCTTTCTCTGTATTCAGGTTGATAGGTGTCATGAACAAATAAAATATTATCTGTCATCGCTTCGATGTGATCTTCAATTATTTCTTGATCTGAAAAGTTTACGTAATCTTTTGAATTTTCTGATAAGTTATATTTCTTTATTATATTAGCTGCTTGCCCAGCTAATTTTTTATCATTTTTTATTGTTTCTCCATTAATAAACATTAAGTTTGTAGATGGATCTGCTTCTCTTGATCCTGCAGTAGGAAATCTAGTGCTAACAGTATGCTCTTGACCAACAACTCTAGTCACAGATCGCATAGTTCTTTT